CCTATAATTAAATCATAGGTAGCACCAACTTGTGTTTGTGCAGTTATTGCACTTGCAGCAGTAGAATGATATACGCTTGATACTAATTCTGTATCCTGTAAAATCACAAGGACAAGAATTGATGTAGCCGTAGTACCAGAAGCATCCCCTAATGCAATACCTAACAATTTAGCATCACTTGAAGCTGCAGCTATAACATACCCACCACTTGTAGTTGCACCTATTTTTACAATATCCCCGGCTTTGAATGTCTGAGATACGCCTTCTCCAAACTTCATAATTTTTGTCGGTCCTTCTTTTACCGAAATCTTATATTGATTAGACATTTTTTATTTCCTCCATGTTTTATTTTTTTATTTCTTTCTTTCTATATTTTCACTTTCTAAAGATACTATAGGTTTCCCGGATGAATTTCCTATTTTTTCCAAACCGTTCTTGACTTCATCAATACTTTTAGATGTTTGTTCAAGTTCTTTCCGGTAATTTTCTTCATCTTGCTGTTGTTCTTCATATTGTTCACGAGAACACATAGCAAGAATAAGGTCACCGTTAATAATTACATTCATGTTTTCAAGGGAAGTACCTTTATATTTTGTTTTCCAAGATTCAGGCGGCCTACATAAATTGTAACCGTTACCCTCAAACCTTAAAATATCTTCAGGTTGGTTCGCTATCCAACAAAAATGTACGTTGGGGTACATCTTTTTTACCTCAGTATCAATTTCAAACCTATCACGTTTACCATGTTTAACAATTTGATTTATAACCATTATTATTTCCCTCCCTTTTTAATTTTATAATTTTCTGTCAATTGGTCATCAGTATAATAACTTTTTAAATTTCTATACTTTTGACTACTTGTATCCAATTCCTCTTTTTCTCCATGATTACCTTGCTGATTAGGCAAAGCAGAACTACCGGGAGCAGGAATTGCAGGAGGTGTGTTTGGTGGTTTTGAACCATTTTGTTCTTTTAATATATTGAATTTAAAATCAACAATTTTGTCTACACATAACCCCTTTGCCTGTTGTAAACAGTTTATTACAGATTGTCTTTTGATTCTTTCACTCGGTGGTAACCGATTGATAAGATTATCAAAAGTTTCCTTAACTTCAGGTACTTTTAAACTATCGTCAACAGTTTGCAGATATTCAACTTCCCGTTCAAGAGAATTCTTTGACATGACTTCCATCATATTGTTAACCTGTTCTTGAACAGGTTTCAATGCCTGGTTAGCTGCCAAAGATTGAACATCATATAATGCCTGTATCTGAGCAAATGGCATATTATATTTCTGTTCAAGTTCAACAATCTGTTGTTGTGTATATCCACCTTGTTGAGGTATCTGCTGATTACTGGGTGGAACTTGCTGACTATTAATCTTTGTTTTTAATTCCTCATTTTCACGTTCAAGAGTTTTAGCTCTTGTTGTTGCTTCATGCATTTTCGTGACTGCGTTTTTGTAACTTTTCAACTGTTCAACCGTAGCTTTCTTTGTATCAGTACCGAAAGTTTTGGTATCAATTAAAGAAACATCTTCAATATCAACCGTAACTTTTTCTGGTGTTTGTGTCCCAGGTCCGGTTGGTGGTACTGTTGATGGTACTTGACCATTAGGATTATTGGGGTCTGTTTCTGGCATATTATTTTGCCTCCTTTTTTAAATTTTGTAAATAGGTTATCTGCGAATCTGCAAAAATTATTTCACCTTTAATCAACAAATCTTCTTCTCTATTATTTGTACTTACCAAAAGTCTTTCTAAGCAACCAATTTTAGCTTTGTTAATATCATTAATAATCATATCTATCAATTCATAATTATCTAAAATAATTTCTTTCCTATTACTCACTATTGGCCTCCTTGCATATTAGTAGGTGGAGGCGGTGGATTAGGAGGTTGGTTAGTGTTTTTATTAACCACACCAAGTTGTTCATCTAAAGTTGATTGTTTGTGTTGTAATATTTTTGCTTTCTGGTCAAGTAAATCTGACATTTCTTGTAACTTCTGTAATTCTTTCGGTGTTCTGATGATCATGTTTGATAATAAAGGAAATAAAGTCTCTATATAAAATTTTTTAAGTTCTGCTGTATTAATTTCCCCAGTCTGGTCTTGTCCTAACCTATCCATTATCATTGTAATTCTTTGTTCAACTAAAGATTTGGCTGCATTGATACTATCAACTGTGACAAAAAGTTCCATTTCTCCGTCAATAAAATATTCTAAATCCTGTCTCGTTATCTTACCCTGTTGCATTTCATCTGGATTATCGGGATTGGGGATATTATAAGTTATACCATCAGAAGGCATATATTGGTACATTAATTCAAACATATTAGTAATAAGTTCTTTTAATCCAATATTAATCTGTTTGACAAGAATACCAAAGTTAACAAGGAATTCCTGCAAATCCATATACTTGCCACGTGCAGTAGGTCGTTCAATATTACTTTCCCGGCCCATTGAAGTATCGGTAATAATAGCAAGTCTTTCAATTAATCCCATTATGAAAGATTCCATTTTACTTATATCAATAGTATTAATATTATTTTCAACACGTTTCAGGGCATCGTGACCCAAAACTTCCATTATCATTCCAGGCCTAATTGACATTGTACTGAAATCAACATTAGCCGAATTAGGGAATCGTGAACGAATTGCTGTATATATAGCAGCAGTTGATTGAACGGATGAATCAATAAAAAGGTTATGCAATGTATCAAACTCATCATTCATTAATCCTAACCTTTTACCAAATCCTATACCTAATAAAGTACCTGCCTGTTGAAATAATTGAGAAATAACAAGTCTGCGTTTACCCCAGAAATCTTCATTTTCTTTATAATATAATAATGTATTTGTGGTAAGTTCCATTATAAAAATATAATCTTGGGTATTACCATCTTTGTTTAAATCATAGAATCCTTTCACAACATAAACTTTATATGGTTGGTCAGTATTTGTTACTATGGTTTCATTCAATCCATTATCTCTATTCTTATCTCTATATTCCTGTCCCTTGTCAGTCTGTGGTGAAGCATTATTAATTTTATCAGTATTAATCCAACCATTCTCGGATTTATCTTTACCACGTTCCATTATTTCACGTTTAGTCATGTCAACTTGGTATGCAACCCATTCAGATTTATCTAAATTATCATTACTAAATGGAAAAACAAAGTTACCAAGCGGGATACAATGTACCTTGAATTCGTATACAACTTTCTCTTTAACTTCAGGTATTAAATATCCGGATAAATTCTTATACGCTTTTGCCAAGGTGGGCATATTGATTTTATTCAAAGTATCTTCAATCTTGCTATATCTTTTACTTTTTATATAATGCGGTTCATAACATGGATACAAAATACCCGTACCTTCAACACAAAGACGCTGTATCCACTGAGAGATAGGTTTCCAAAATATATCGTCATTTCTTAATAAACTGTTTCCATACTCGTTTATCCGTCTTGCAGGTTCAACTGCATTTTTTGAAATTGGGACAAGTTTGAAAATATTATTTGCACCAAATATTGCATCCATTAATCGGCTATAATGCGAATCAACTACCCACGTTATAATTGGTAAATTGAAATCTGCACTGTTAGACCAGGGAAAAGATTTGTCTTTTTTGCTACTCCATTCCCCACGATACCGTTTCCAGTATTCAGGAATTTTGTTTAAATATAAATCACTATTGGAACTTAATGTGGTAGTAATCATATTACCAAAATATAACACTATTTCTTTCTGTTGTTCAGGTGTTAAATCCATTATTTACCTTTTTTATTTATGAAACTTTTTTAATGTTTTAGCTAAATTAGCACGTTTTAACATCTTTGATTCTGATTCAGTTAAATTACCTTTTTTAGATTTATTATGTAATTTTGATATTGTTGAATTTAGTTTTGTTTCACTTATTTTTTGTCCTTTTTTAACTCCCATACTTTTACGTAAAGCACCCGGGTGGCTTATTGCTGAAGAAATCCAAAAGTCTGACATATACATTACCTCCTATTGTAATAATCTGCCATGATTTAATAAACTGTCTTCGTTTGTATCCATGCCTTCTTTAACATAACCTATTATTTCTTTATAACTTAAAATCTTGTAATTTTGTTCCTTGCCATCTTCAAGTTTATCAAGTATATCATAACCAACATATTTATGAAACAAAACACGTTTACCTAAATTAAATTCTTCTGGTACATTATCACCACAGTTAAATATTATTCCCGTGTTAGCCGTGGTACGATTATTCTTTACTGAATCAGGAATGTATAACTTAACTCCTGATTTCAAATCGTATGTATCTTTATCCATATCTTGTTTGATAACTACATTCTCACCAATTGCTTGTACCTGACTAATTTCAACTGCATCGTTTTTATTATCCATATCCCGTTCTTGAAGAACCTCCGTTTATAAAATTTGAATTTTTAGTAAAAGTTGTTATACCCGGCATATAAACCATTGGCAATCTTTTCGTTTCTTTAAATCCCATTATTTCTATTCCAAACTCTGACATCATTAAAGCATCAGCAAAATCTGGGCTCTTTTTCATGTCTTTTTTACTTTGCATTTGTATCTGTCCATTATCTAAATATTTGACTTTTATGCAAGTTAGTTCAGATTTAAGTTTGTTATTATCAGGTATACTAATTTTACCATTCTCGAATTTACATTTAAGTTTCCAATAGTATTCAGCACGGATATTGGAGAACCTATCTGAATCATTACTGCTATTCTTAGCAACAAAACCTATGGTATTAAACCTCATAAGATAATCAGTTACACCACCACCAACCCCGGTATCGTCAACAACAATAAGGTCAGGTGTATATTCTTTCTCTAACATAATTGACCTGCCTACTATTTCATCAATTCTTTTACCATTAAAAGATTGTATGTCTATCACTTTATTACCTTGTCTTATTAAGAATACAGTTGAATCATCACCAAGTCTGGCCACATCAATTGAAAGTATTATCGGATTAGTTTGATACAGTTCTATTTCTTTGTTTTCCGCATCTTTAACCCATAACGGACTTATTAATTGGTCTTCGCTTTCAACAGGAAACTCGCCAAGTACATGACTTTGATACCAAGCACTATTTTCCCCATATTCCTTTTTACGTTCTTCAATCCATCTTAATCCAACAAGGCCAGGTATAACATCCCTACCTTGTTTAACGTTAGGACTGTCATAACAACTAATCGAAACTTGTTTAAATAAACAACTATAATTAGGATCATAGAAACTTTTATAATATTTACCACTTGTGTTAGTAGGGTTACCAATGTATATCATTTTTGCATGGTCACCTGTCATTAATTCTTCCAATGCGTCAAGTATCTCATCGGATACTCCACTGGCTTCATCAACTATAACTAATACATGCGGACTATGAAACCCTTTTATCCTATCACCTTCATCCGTACTCATACCAATTGCGTAATGTTCAGGGTCAAAAGTTTTTAAGTAAGTATCCAAGCACGTACTCCCTAAAGGAAGTTTTGCGTTCTTGTGTTGACTTCTTATCTCTGCCCATAATACGTTTTGTACAAGTGCCCACGTTGGTGCTGTCGTTATAACTTTACTATTAGGATATGTATGCAAATGTGCTAATACAATTCCTGCAACTATCCTGGTCTTTCCTAATCCATTACCGCTCTTAACAGTAATTCTGTTGCTTTTAACATATTCCCTACATATTTCTAACTGCTTTTCCCAAGGTTTCCATCCCAAAACATCTTCAATGAACAATTCCGGATGCTGTTGCCACGTTTCTATCGTGTTTTTAACATCTATTTTGTCAATGTCTATATTTCCCATATTTTATTATATTAATTTGAAAGATTAACTACGTAAACTGTCACTTAGAACAGGTTGCTATAATAAGCTGTATTGTTATCATAACCTACCTCATTAATCTTTCAAATTACCAATTTATCTTTATCATTTCAAAGAATACCATTTTTTCAAATAATCCATTAAACCTACCTACCACTTCCCCACACACCTTTTTATATAAATCTAAATTAAATGGCTTTTTTTCAACTTCTACAGTTTCAATGTAATTGTTAGTTTCACCTTTTAAATTTGTTCCTATAAATCTTACCGAAACTAAACCATTCATTTTTTATACCCCTTTTATATATAAAAAAAATATAAAAATTCAACTCGTGCTACTAAGATACTCAATTTGCCCCTATCTATCATTTTAGATACGTTTCCGTTTAAAATAGACATATCGTAGTAATGGTTGCAATGTTAGATTGTATATTAAATGAACCTGGAACGTTAAGCTAATATAATATATATTATATATATATAATATTAATTTCAATTTCCCCCACTACCCTAATTTTGCAATCCCTAATCTATATTATGTTAACTTAATCCCAATAAACTCATTATTTTTAACATTTAACAAATAAATTCAATTATTTGATTATTGCTATTTTGTCCATTTCAGTATTAAACTAAAAATAATTGATTTAATTTGTTTTAGTTACTGATAAGGTTTATTATGTTAACTTAATCCAATGAACAAATGCATTTTAATCAATCTATTTGATTAATTGAGCATCTAACACTATATCTTGTGTTCTGTCTTGCTTGTACTTATTAAGTATTACCAGTATATTATTAATATTAACTGGCTGTTGTTCTTGCTCTTGCTTAAACAATGTTAATATATTTTTAATAGTCGCCGATATATAAAATGCTGATTCTTTGGCTATTTTATCGTCTGTAAGATGTACAAAACATTTATCAACAGTTTCTAATGCTTTATTTTTGATAGTTTCGATGCGTTTGTCAAATGATAAAGACAACATTTTATCAGTCTTTTCGGCAAGAAGTCTTATTTTCTCTTTATTTCCTTGAATTATGCCATATAATGCCTGTTTAGACACCTTATACTTGCTAACCAAGTCATCATGAGATAATCTATTAATCTTAAAATCAAATAAAAGAGCATCTAATTGTATAGTATTAAGTTTAGTATATTTACGTTTAGGAACTATATTATCAGTGGGAACTATATTATCAGATTGATTAGCCAAATTAGGTTTTATATCCATATTTTAATTTAGTAAGACAAATTATATCTTTTGTTTTGCTTCTATTTATAGTTTTTAAAATTAAACTATCATAACAAGGCAGTAAACAGGTTTTATATCTCAGCAGTTGTATTAAAAGAACTGAATTTACTCTACTGCCTTGATATGATAACTTAATATTAAAATGGCATTACTTCTTTTAGAAAGTGTTAAAACTAAAAATTGTAATTCTGCTGATCGTGAGTTGTCAACCTGGTAGACATTGCTCACACTGTTTACACTTTTTCCGCTCTTTTGTTTTATATAAAACAACTATGCGTTTAATTC